AGAGAAGCCTTTGAAGGTTATAACGTAATTGCTGTTATCCTAGATGAGATTTCAGGGTTTGCTACAGAAAATACAACAGGGCATGACCAGGCAAAAACAGCAGATGCAATATACGACATGTATCGTGGATCAGTAGTTTCTCGTTTTCCAGATTATGGCAAAGTTATTCTTTTATCTTTTCCCAGATTTAAAAATGACCCAATTCAAAAATTTTACGATTCAGTTATAGCAGAAAAAGAAACTTTAATAATGACTAAAACTCTAAAGATGGATGAGGATCTACCAGATGGAACAGATGGTAATGAGGTCGTTGTTGAATGGGAAGAAGATCATATTGTTTCGTACACAATACCAAAAGTTTTTGCGTTAAAAAGACCTACATGGGAGATAAACCCTACTAAAAAAATAGAAGACTTCAAGGTGGAGTTTTACAAAAATATGCCAGACGCACTTTCACGGTTTGCTTGTATGCCACCAGAGGCAGTTGATGCTTTCTTTAAGTCTAGAGAAAAAATAGAAAAAGCTTTCAGCAACCTATCTTTAGCTATAGACGGATTTGGAAGACTTCAAGATTGGTTTGCGCCAGATCCAGACAAAGAGTATTTCATACACGTAGACCTTGCACAAAAACATGACCATTGTGCAGTTTCCTTAGCACATGTTCAGAAATGGGTTAACGTGAAGGTTACAGACACATACTCTCAGCCAGCACCAATAGTAGAGATAGATGCAGTTAGGTACTGGACTCCAACTCCAGATAAATCTGTAGACTTTACTGAAGTTAAAGATTACATATTAGCATTAAGGACAAGAGGGTTCAATATTAGGCTTTGCACATTTGATAGATGGAATTCTCATGACATGATGCAACAGTTAAAACAATACGGAATTAATACTGAAACATTGTCTGTTGGTAAAAAACATTATGACGATATGGCTATGGTTGTTTTAGAAGAAAGACTAAATGGACCTCATATTAAATTGTTAATTGATGAATTGTTACAATTAAAAATAATGAGGGACAAAGTAGATCACCCAAGGAAAGGGTCTAAAGATTTAGCTGACGCTGTTTGTGGGTCAATATATAATGCCATAAGTATGAGTAAAAATGATATACTAAAAGAAGTAGAAATTCATACCTATGACTCTATAAAGTATAACAAGGAGCCAGAAGAAGAAATCAGAATGAATATGATTCGTGCGCCAAGAATGCCTCAAGATTTAAGAGACACTCTAGACACAATAGAAAGAATGCAAATATTATGAGTACATACCAAGATAGAGCTAAAGAATGTAAATGCTGTGGTAAGCATGTGCCTCTTCCAGTTAGGTTAAAAGAATATAATGGAATAAAAGTATGTCCCACTACATTTGATAACATAATTGAATATAAAAGAATATGGATTGAAAGTGGTTCAAGGCCTCCAGGAAGCATAAGAAAACACTTTTCGGAATATGTTCAGTCTATAGTAGAAAATACTATTGACAAAAAGCAAGACACAAATATATAATTACCAGCTAGGCACCAGTAGCTTAGTTGGTTAGAGCCCCCGACTCATAATCGGGTAGTCGTAGGTTCAAGTCCTACCTGGTGCACAAGGGAGATAGTATGGATGACGAAGAAGCTTTAAGACAAATTCAGTATTATATTGATATCGGTGCAATCAGGCTTGCTGGATACAACGAAGATGGCGAGGCTATTTTTGAGTTAAATGAAAAAGTTACAAAAGAACTTGCTCCAGATTTATGGGAGGCTCATTTAGAGTATGTAGATAGTACTTTAATTGATTTGTATCAAGATGGTTTGTTAAATGTAGAGTATGATGAAAACTTAGAAGCAACTATGCACTTTACCAATGAAGGATATAAAATTGCAAAAGAAAAGGGTGTAATTCCGTTAAACGGTATTGACGATTACGATATAAATTAGATATAATTTGTATGCCCTTGTAGCTCAGTGGATAGAGCGAGACTCTTCTAAGGTCTGCGTCGGAGGTTCAATTCCTTTCAGGGGCGCTTAGTGGACCATAGCTCAGTCGGCAGAGCGCAGAGCTGTTAACTCTGATGTCCCAGGTTCGAGCCCTGGTGGTCCAGCGGGAATAATCCCATCTTATATATAGGAGAAAAATGAAAACAGTAGGAAATAAATTAAGTCCATTTAGAATTGTTGGCGTAAAGCCAGGAAGACTAGATGCTTCTGATGATGTTTTTGAAGTATTAAGCGAAAAGTCATTTCCAGGACAATGGAAGGTAGTTGTTTTTTATCCAAAAGATTTCACCTTTGTTTGTCCAACAGAAATTGTTGCATATGATAAGTTAGTTAATGACTTTAAAGATCGTGATGCTGTTCTTTTAACAGGTTCAACAGATAATGAATTCTGTAAGATTGCATGGCGCAACTCACATGAAGATCTAAAAAAGACAAATTCGTGGTCATTTGCGGATCAAATTCGTGATTGGGCATATTCAGAATCTGATGATGAGTCATATACTGGTTTAGCAAATCAGCTTGGAATTCTTACAGATGACGGAGTTGCTCTTCGTGCAACATTTATAATTGATCCAGAAAATGTTATTCAGCATGTTACAGTAAACAATCTCAATGTTGGAAGAAGCCCAGAAGAGACATTGCGTATTCTTGATGCTCTTCAAACAGGGGAGCTTTGTGCATGCAACAGAAGTCTTGGTGGGGAAACTCTATAATGTGGGTTGAACAGCTGAAGGAATCTTTACCAGAATACGCTAAAGATATTAAATTAAACCTTGACGCTGTCATTAATCGTAGTGCGGTTGATCCAGAGCTAGCCACCCACCTAGCTTTGGCAGCCTCATTTGCTACTGGAAATGGCAAGCTTATTGCATTTATTGCCGCCTCTTCTACAAACGAGGTAGAAAAAAATGCAGCAATGACTGCTGGCGCCCTTATGGCTCAAAATAATGTATGGTATCCATATATTGAAATGGCAGATGATCCTAATTTAACAGGATTGCCTGCACAATTGAGAATGAATGCTATCGCATCGCATGGAGGCACAACGAAAGCTAATTTTGAAGCCTATTCATTGGCTTCATCAATTATTGGTAAATGTCATTTCTGTGTTAAGGCACACTATGATACATTGAAGCAAGAAGGGTTTAGCGTTGAGCAACTAAGAGATATTGGTAGAATTGCTGCAACTGTTAATGCCTTGGCTAAGATACTAAATTCTTAGTCGGATCGCCTCCCTAGCTCAGTGGTAGAGCATCCGCCTTGTAAGCGGAAGGTCGTCAGTTCAATCCTGACGGGGGGCTCGCCAAGTCCCTATAGCTCAGTTGGTAGAGCAACAGACTTTTAATCTGTGGGTCGTAGGATCGATACCTACTGGGGACACGCCCTTATAGCCCAGCGGTAGAGGCATACGACTTAAAATCGTAAAAGCGTTGGTTCGAATCCAACTTGGGGCACAGAAGGAGAATTATGATAAAAGATACTAATACTAGAAGCATATGCTTTGATGATGTACTGCTTGTCCCTAAAAAGTCAAGCATACCTTCAAGATCTTCCATATCAATTGAGTCTGAAATTGGAAACCCAAACCAACCTAAATCTGTTTTAAAATTACGTTCTCCATTTTTTATGGCTCCTATGGAGTTTATATCTAGCCCATTAATGATAAGTAAGCTGGTAAAATTTGGAGGCATAGGATTTATTCCTAGGCTTACACCCTTAGATGACAGGATGTTAAGATTAAAAAAAACAATTGAGGTTAGCGAAGGTCCAACCAACATAGGATTCTGTATATCTTCTTATGAGGTAGATAATGTCAACCTTATAGACAATTTAAACAAAAGTGGAGTAAAGATACTACTTGTAGATACTGCCCTTGGTCACTTAGATTTAGTTACTGAATCAATTAAAAAATTAAGAAAAAATGTTTCAGAAGATACTCATATAATGTGTGGAAATATTTCTTCATATGAAGCTTATGAGTCGTTAATGAATGCTGGGGCTGATTCTGTTAGGGTTGGAATCGGTGGCGGAGCAGCTTGTTTAACTAGAATAGTTACTGGTTTTGGAGTCCCAACTCTTTCATCTATAATGGATATATACGATAATGTTAAAGGGGATAAGATAAATGGTATAGTGGCTGATGGTGGAATAAAAAATAATGGAGATGCAGTAAAAGCTTTTGCGGCGGGAGCTAGTGGAATCATGATGGGTTCATTTTTTGCTGGGCATGATGAATGTGATAGGGGAGTCAATGGAGATCATATATTTAGAGGACTCGCATCCAGAGAGACACAATTAAATCAAAACCCAGATGCAATAAATAATTTAAAGGCACTTCATGTAGAGGGAGCTTCTGGGTCAGTTCACCATAAGGGATCAATTGACCATTCTATACAAATGCTTATAAATAACATTTGTAGCGGTTTGTCCTATTGTGGATCGCCAGATTTAAAACATTTTAGAGAAAACTCTACTTATATAGAGGTTTCTTCGCAATCAACTATTGAATCAAATAAGAGGATTTGATACAATATATATAGGTCGCCAATTGGGACCTAATTCATTTATTCGCTTAAGGAGGAATAATGGTAACACAATTTGCCATGGATCTTTTTAAAGATCCTTTTTTTATCGGCTTTAACAGAGAGTTAGAGCGTATCAACAATGTATATCGTGAAGCAACAAATCAGTCTTATCCGCCGTATGATGTGCTTAAGACAGGGGAAGACTCTTATGAGATTTCTTTAGCTGTTGCAGGATTTTCTAAAGAAGAGTTGTCTGTTAATATTGACAACGGTTCTTTGGTAGTCCAGGGATTAAAAGAGTCTGTAGTAGCACCTAAACCTTATTTACATAAGGGGATTGCTGCTAGAAAGTTTATTCGTACATTTGCATTATCTGAATATATGGAGGTGCAAAGTGCAGAACTGGTCGATGGAATTCTTAAAATTAATATTGAGAGAATCGTCCCAGAAGAAAAAAAGCCAAAAGCAATTAAGATCAAGTAATTAATTGCAAAGTCCTGAGCATGACTTAAAACTGCTCACAAAAGAAAAGAGAAAAGATTGATTATTCAAATTATTGGACTTCCTGGATCTGGTAAAACAACTTTAGCAGAAACATTAAAGGAAAAAATAAACGCAATACATTTAAATGCTGACTACGTCAGATCAACAGTTAATTCTGATTTAGGATTTAGTATAGAGGACAGAGTGGAACATGCTCGTCGTCTAGGAGAAATGTCCAGAATGCTTAGTGGACAGGGCTATGACGTAATCGTAGACTTTGTTTGCCCAACAAAGCAAACCAGGGATTCGTTTGGAAAGCCAGACATATTAATTTGGATGGACACAATTGCAGAGGGAAGATTTGAAGACACCAACAAACTATGGGAAGATCCAGAGGGAACTTACCTTTCGTTTATAGATCACCAAATGAATGCAGAAGAAAAGGCTTCTGCCGTAATTAAAACATTTAGGTTACATGATTGGTCTCAACCAACTACTTTGATGCTTGGAAGATATCAGCCATGGCATGAAGGGCATCATGCTTTATATATTGAGGCGGGAAAAAGAACAGATCAAGTTATGCTTGGTGTAAGAAATACATATAACACAAGTCCAAAAGATCCGCTTACATTTAATCAAGTAAAAGAATATATCGCTAAGGATTCTTTTATGGATGGATCAATGGTAGTAAAGATGCCTAATATCACAAACATAGTTTATGGAAGAGATGTCGGATATAAAATTGAACAGGTAAAGCTAGACGATAATATTGAAGCAATTTCGGCTACTCAAAAAAGAAAAGAGATGGGTCTATGAAAAAGATCAGATACATATGGTCTATAGTTAAAGATAGATGGATGAAGCCATATGATGATATTATATTAAGGTTTAACACAAAAGCAGAAGCAGGGGACCCATTGGTATGGAGGGTATTTGTTAATGGAAATCAAAGTTTAGCAAGTGACTTCGAAATACATGGATATGTTTATGCAGTTTCTTCTGAATATGAAGGTGACACTAAGTATAATGTTGGATGCAAGGGAAGAATTAGATGGGAAGGAACAAAAGCGATAATCCTTACCGCTAAAAAGCAGCCAGAGGTTTCTTTTTAATGCCTAGATATGAGTATGCATGTATAGAATGCGATTTCGGTATGGAAGTAAGCAAAACATTTGAAGAGGCAGATACCTTAGAATTTTGTGAAAAATGTGGCAATCAAATGAATAAAGTTTACGGAACAGTCGGAGTTCAATTTAAAGGCACTGGTTTTTACAAGACAGATAATCCTAAATAGTTAAATGATATAATTAACTAAATAAACAAAACGTTTGTTTAGGAGTTATAGTTGACTAGGACTAAAGCATGGAGATTATCTTTAGCCGCCATTTTAGGCTTTGGTTGGCTATTTATAACTCCTGCCTATAGCGATGATCCATTAAGTTTAGCCGCTCAAGAAATACAAGAATTAAATGATAGCGTAGCTGACTTAAACTATAAAACAGAATTTCAATCATTAATAGACATAGCGGAATCTAAATATGACGATGCAGTAGACGCAAAGGATGCGAGAGACGATGCTGCAGATGTTTACAATTCAGCAGTAGAAGCAGAGGCCACAGCATTAAACGAAAAGCTTTTGGCTCAAACTTCAGTAGATGGACAGACTGTTACTGTGGCTACAAAACTACAAGAAAAAAATGATGCTCAATCAGCATTAGATATATCAGCAGTAAATTTAGCAACAGCAAATACTAACCTTCAAACTGCTCAAAATGCTGTAAACAATGCTGGATCAGCAGGGTTACAATATACTGTTTATCATCTATTAAGAGATGGCTATGTTAACGGGCAGCATATAGCGGTACCTGGCTCTGTCATATGT